GTTTTTACAGTACTTAATAATTTTTTTCTTATTGCAAGCAACGCCTCTCCTTTAATTTCTATATTCTCATTAATACACAGATCAACACCGTTAATTGCGCCCTTTACCACCATGTCATGCATCCTTTTTTCAACTTGGTCAATAAAGCATTTTAATATTTTTCTCGATGCTCTTGTTTCGTCAGTTACTTTTGTGTGCCTTACTACCGGTCCTTTTCTTGCCATTTTTATTTCTCCTCTTCTTTTTGTATTAATGTTGTCTAACCCCTTATGTATATTTTTTCTAAATCAAGATAATCTAACAATAAATCATAATCTTTAAATAATTGATTAATTTCATCACTTTGCCTATTGACTTGGTTACTACAATAATCTGTACAACTGCATTGATTATCAATTTTTCTCTCATTACTAATAATCGTTAATTCATTCTTTTTTATGCCTATTCTTTGTATTATTAAAATAATACAAATAATTGTTAATGATACACTATAAATATATATCACAACCTAACCTCCTTTCTTCTTAATAAACAAGTCCGTCCACAAAGCTACTTACTGCTTGGCTCACAGAATTGATAACACTATATAACACTATAAGAAGTACGATAATTATACATCCCAAACCTATACATACATATATCATATTCTTTAACCCCCTTTTTAATTAAACAATACTTTTCTAATATATTTATCATATGCCATATCATATATATACATATCTTTTTTAACAAACTGTGCTATTCTTTCTCTGTCAATATTTTCTATAAAATTTTCTGGTATTTTAACATTTACATTTTTTCTTTCGTATCCAGTTATTTCTAACCCCGACCATTCTTTAAAACGCTTCAGAGAATGCTCAAACTCTTCAACAATCCCAATAAAAGTATATTTGCTTATATCCTCTCCCACAAATGTTGTAATTACATTGGGGAGCAATTCAGCAAATTGATATATATCTAATTTTCTAGCAATCATAAGTTCATGATAAAAATTATTAGTTCTCTGTGCGGCAGTAACACGCCTAAACTTCCAATAACAATAATGAGAAATAACTCGATCAATTGGATTACGTACCCATGTTATTAATGGTAGATGCTCATATTTAGAATAGTCAAAATGACCATGAATTACATGATACTTACCCCAATTTTTTGCATATAACCTACCCGGACAAAGGGGATTTAGAGGGGACATTGCATTATCGTGCAATATTCGCTTTCCATATATTTTTTTAAGAATATGAAAAAACGTCACACCCCCAGCTTTGGGGATATGTATTGATATAAATTTTGGTAAATTTGTAAGCGTTTGCATTATTTTTCCTAATCTAAATATATAACGGCCAAGGCCCCATCAAAAGATATACCCTTAAAGTATTCTGCTCCACAATCAGTAATAATTATTTTATTTTTTATACTGTATTTGTATCCTAGCATTTTAGGTGTCACGTAATTAATAAAGCCTAAATGTTTTGCAATACTTGCATTAATAAGACACGCTAAAACAATTTTAGGATATGTTAGATAGATAACTTTTAAAAGTGTAGAATGACCAGCACCTATGCCTAAACCTATCTTTAATTTTAACGGTTGCTTTCCTTTTTCTATTTCTAAAAGCCATTTTGTATTTTCTAAAGTAAACCATGTACTTATAATATATAATATTAATTTTTGACTATCATGCATTTCATGTGGATAAATCTCCTGCCATTTAGTACATACTTTATCAACAGTAATCATAATATTCTTAGCCTCCTTTTAGAGTTAGGGGTTCTTATTTTTCTAAGCCCCGTCCGTTCTCTTTCTTCTGTTAGTCTTCTAGATTTTCGTTTCCCTCGATAATTAGCTACTTTATGTTGTAATATATAGACGACACCGGCAGCACCATCCGAAACATCCTTACTTCCATTCTTTAAATGATCAATTTTATCATCATCTTTTTGAAGGTCTTTTAATTCTGTACTTAAAATTTCATGATCAGGCAAATATATTCGCTCGTCTTTAATAGCTAGCTTTAATTCTGTATATGGGGCTGTGGTAGTATCTACACTTAGATCACCTGTTCTTATTTTAGCTTTTCTGAAAGCTTGTCTCATCATCACATTCTGAAAACCGTCCATTGTCACCCACTTTAAATTTATAAATCCACGTAAATATAAAATTAAATCTCGTATTTTCTCAAAATCAACCTCATCATTAAGCTTTGCACGAACTTGTAATGCACCATCAATATGATATATGGGTGCTTTAATGTCATTAACTTCTACAAATTTTTCCTTTTTTTCATTATAGTATTTATACGATGGCAGCATTGTATAGCCTAAGATTCGACCGATATCTACACCAACAGCATCGCCCTTTTTTTTATTTAAGCCTAAGTCAATATGGCCAGCAAATATGTCTTCTTTAAGTATTATTTCATTTTCAATATACTCATGATTAACAAGTTCATCCCAATCCTGTTCAAACTTATCCATAGTTGAAAGAAAAATAATTGGTTTGGTAAATAACATTTGTCCGTTATGTAATTCTACGTGTTTAGTTTGTGCCTTTTTTATTAATTCCCGATAAGGAATAAACGGAGAGGATGTCCCAACTACTCTTCCTGCAATGTCCTTTAAAGCTCCTTCTAAGTCTCTAACAAATTCTGGTTTATATTCTATTGGCACTTCTAATACTTCGGCCCCCCCAATGGCATCAGACTTATTTTCTAAAATTCTTGATCTTCGTGAAGCATCTCCTACCTCAACACAAAAATATTTTCCTTCAAAATGACTTTTTGGCAATGACTCCCACTGGCTCATTTCCATTAAAAAAGTAAATGTTTTTCCGGTATCGGCCATTTCTTTTGTGATTTCATCTTTCATTCGATCTGTAAAATCGCCCCTGTAATTAACAGATGAGTTTAATATTAATCGCCCCGGTAATTTTCCACCTTTTTGTACAAATCTTCCTTTCATACGACGTATAAGAGAATTATAAGCACGCTCCGCTTGGTCGTATTCTTCTTCGCCGGTAAACTGTGTATAAACGCTGTCCGCAGTCCTCTCCATGAAATTTAACTCTGAAAGTGATCCCCCCCAAACGTCCATTCCCAGAGCAGCATCATCACCACCACCTGCCGGAAACACATATATGTTTTTTGGAAATCTTAATTCTGATTTTACAGAAGGATCGTATGGAAAATGTTTAATAAAGTAAGGGCTTTCTCTTAACATCTGTGCAAACTGGCCGAACATAACACGTTTTGCTAATTTTTCAGTTTTAGATTGGTTAACCAACATAATACTTGACCCTAATCCTAAATCAAACTCTAACTGAGGATTCCAATAACAACTTAAGGTATATACCATGTAAGCTATTGAATCTCTTGTCCAAAAATCTTTTCCCCAGCCTGTACTCCCGGTGAGCAATGCCTGTATATATCCAGAACTACTCCAAAAATCACTAAGACCTTTCATTATAACCGGCCTTATCTGTTTGGCTTGATGTAGATATTCTTTACTTTTTACAAATTCTTCTATGTCTACAAGTTTGTCAACTTTCAACCCCCTGCGTTGAGTGAGCCAAGAAAAATCTTTTTGCTTTACAGCATCACCAAAATTAAGCAAAAAATTCTTTAAATCGCTAACCTTTAAAAATAGTTTATTTTCAATTTCAATAGGCTTTACAGAAGCTAAAATAAGATCAAATATATTTTCTTCTTTTTGTGTTAGACACGCCTCTTTTGAAATATTATGCGCTAACTCTAACGCTTTTTCAATTGGTATTATTTTCATTCTTCTTCTCTACATTTTTCTCTGTTTTATCTTCTATCATTTTCCACATCCCTTCTTTATCTTGCTCTAAAGATATGGCTGATTCTTCCGCCAATTGTGCAAACTTATTCGCGGCGTTTACCATACTGATCTCATTATTCTTAATAGTATTTCTCATTATTCCATCAAACGTATGCTTAAGATTTAAATTAAATTCGGATGGTTTACTATCTAATACCCCTAACTTTATTTGCAAATTAATATATTTTTCTAATAATTTTCCTAATTCACTTATCGTATCTTCTGTTGCACTAATCGGACTATTTTCTACGTCTTCTAATCTTCGCCACATACTTAAGCGTTCTGCTTCCTCACTAATAGTCCATGCTAATAACTCCATACCATCAACCTGTGTAGCTATCTTTGATGCTCGCTCAAATAAATCTTTTTTAATTATTTGTTTCTTTACAGTGTCTGTAGACTTTGCGACCAAACTTCCAATAATACGACCTCTAAATACTCTAATCCCACGACACAAAACTTCTAATTTAGAGTTAACGAGCATCCCCCATTCTTTCTGTGCTATTGTTGCGAGACGATTTACCGGCTGCCCGCGCAATAGGCGATGGTAAATTTCTGCCAAATGTTTATCAGATAAGTCCTTTAACCACAAACCCCTCTTTCCTGGCGGATGTGCAGCATTACGTAACCTAGTTAATGTACTTTTCCCTGTAGTTTGTACTAAATCTTTTGTTGTTATTTTAGACATTATCTAATTTTGTCCTATATGCTATTATAGTTGGAAAATACTTAAATCCAACTGACTCATTATTTATAGCATCTACTAATTTTTTAGCAAATTTATATGTTTGCCTACTTTCAAAATGACAATTATGAGTACCAAAGTGATTTTCATATTACCCCCACATCGTTTGAAAACACGTCGGATTTGTAATTACTTTTGTTTTATTAATTAAATATGAAGGAATCTTATCCATAACCTTGTCCATTACTGCTATTTTTTTAGGTGCTCCTCCACCTCTTTTTTTATATCTATGTACTGCATATTTTATATGTTTTTTAATCTCTTTCTCATCCAACTCCCGCAAACCAACCAGAACAGCGGTTATAGCAAACAATACTCTATCTGAGTATAGGCCACTATTTTGTATTCGAGCCTTTAAAAAACTAATAGTATTTTCTTCATATTTAGAAAATTTTCGCTTATTAAAATATTTTTCAAATACTGCATCAATTAATGAGACTAAATCTTTATTTGAATTATTAAAAAATGTTTCTTGTATTATTTTTAATTCTTTATGCTCATTTTTAGGAAAATTAAAAAGTATAAATTTACGCAACCAATAACTGTCTTTTGTTTTATCAACCAACACCAACTTATAAATTAATTTTTTATATTCTTTTGGATCAATAATGTTTTTATTGTTAAATTCTACATATTCGCCCAGCATATACCAACACTCCTCATTAATTATAACTGGCAATTTCCATTTTAACCAATCCCAGTGCAATCTAGCTCCGGCTATTACATCAAAAGCACTGTGAGCCAAATCTAAATTTCCTGTTCTTATTGCTTCCCACAGTGCAAGTCTTGTAGATATTGATATTTTATTACTTATTCCCATTATCTTCCTTCATATTTATACTTCTTCGCCAGCTTAATAATTCTATCAACAATAACATCTTTCCAATTATCATATAATTCTAATGGATGCTTATCAAATCTTGGATTTTTTTGATATTGCTTAATTGTATTATAAACAATAGTGATCACTTTCTTCTCAAAAGCTTTCTCTGTCATTTTAATCCCCCATCAACAATTCTCTAAGCTCATCATCAGTTTCCTCATCAGTTTCCTGCTCATTTTCTTCTCTAACTTCTTCTTTTGCCTCATCACCTATTAATAGATCGTCTAGCAAATCTAAATCATCAGCAGTAACATCTTCTTGAGATTCCTCTTTTTTTTCTGGAATTTCCTTTTTTATTATTTCTTTTGTTGGAGGTACTTCTGAAACTTTTGCTTTTTCATCTTTTTTAACTTTTTTCTTTGGTTTTTCTTTTACTGTTTGGTTGTCGTCTTGTTTTTCAGTAATTACTTTTATTTTAATCGGACCATATATCTGTTCCAAATATTTTATTTTATGGTCAAGACTACCTTTTGTTGGTACGGCTGCTTGTGCTTGCATCCAATCGGAACAAATCATCTCAATCGCTAATGCCATACAATCTTGGCCAGTAAGCGTTTTAGCTACTTCTAAAGCATCTAAAACTACCGATGCTGTGTCCTCATGTAGTTTAAAATTAATTTTAACTATTTTGGGAGTTGTTACATTTGGATCGTTAATCTTTACTACTTTTACAGATTCTATTACTTCCCTAACAGACATTTTTTCTGCTTTCCCCAACCATTCGTCTATATTAGTAGGGTCTAATATTCCAAGCAGCGCACTAACTTTACTCCATCCCAACTTTTCAAGACGATCTTTTGGTAAATTTAAATCTGTTACTTTTTTACCTATTTTTATAAAGTGCTTTAATTTTCTATACTGCATTTTTAATTCTTTTTCAGCATATTCTTCAAAATCTTTAAATCCCCATTCGTTATAAAATTTATTTTTTTCTGCTTCATATGCTAATAAGGCTAAATTAACATATCCTTTTTCTATATTTGTATCCACAGCTTGTAACTGCATTCTTACTGTGCCTGCCCTATTCTCTACGGCAGCAGTTGTTTTTACTTTAGTTTTTGTTTTTGGCATAAATCTTCTCCTTTAATTATTGTTTTTTTAATTCATTAAAAGTAGATTCTTGTTCTACTTCAATATATTCTAAATCTATTTTGCCACTATCTGTTAAATAATGCCTAAAAATAAACTCTTTTGGAGTATCTGAACTAGCTCATTTATTATCAAAAATTATTATTGCTTTAATCATAATTTTTTATCTACAATTATTTATTAACTTACGTTGCGTGCTCTTTCTTTTATCCATTTTCTTATCTTTTTTATTTCTTCCACATTTCTTTGTGCTTGTGGTATTATTTCAGAAATTGCGTTTTCAATATCCGCAGCAGACACCTTTCTTCTAAAAGTAAACGCATTAAACAGAGCATCTTCTATAATTCCCTCAATCTCACTACCAACAAAATCTGTTGTCATCAAAGCAAGATAAAGAAAAGATACATCTATGGTTATGTGTCTTTTTTCACAATGTATTCTAAATATTTCTTCTCTTTCTTCTTCATTTGGTAAATCAGTTGCCCATATTTCATCAAATCTACCTTTTCTTAACAATGGTGTTGGAATATCATCAATATCGTTTGCAGTAGCAACCATAAAACACCCTGATTTTGTTTCTTGTCGCCATGTTAATATTGTAGAAATTACTCTAGATGATACACCAGCATCTAAATTACTACTATTAGCCCCCGCAGCTCCTCTTTCAATCTCGTCTATCCATAAGACAACTGGACTAATTGTATCTATTATCTTCAGCGCTTCTCTTATTCTTGCCTCACTATCGCCCACAAAACTAGAATATATACTACACATATCTAACCTAATTAAAGGAAGTTTTAAATAGGCTGCAATTGCTTTACAAGCAAGGCTCTTACCGGTTCCGGGAATCCCTGTAATGAGTATTCCTTTAGGATAGGGTAATCCGTATTTTCTAGCCTCTATAGTAAAAGCTTTTTGTCTGCTCTTTAACCATTCTTTTAATTTTTTAAATCCCCCAACATTGTCTAAAGTCTCATTTGTATTTATAAATTCAAGCACATCGGACTTTTTTATTTCTTGCTCTTTTTGTTTTTGAATAACATTAATATCAATTCCCCCAGTTGTGGCTGCTGATAAAGCAAAAGCATTTTCAATACTCATCATATCCAAACCAATGGAAGCATTTACAGCATCCTCTAATAAAGCATTTAACGCTTTTTTACTCTTTGGTAAGTCAATCGCTTTTTTATAGCCCTTTGCCCATTTTATATATTCTTTACGTATTTCAACACGAGTAGGCAAAGGACAATCATATACGCTAATAAAACTTTTTAATTCTGGAGGAATTAATAATTCTGACCCCACAAATATTATATGTGAGCCATTTAATCGAGCACTTAGTATAGAATTAATTACTTGTTGGATAACTTTATAATCATCTATAAATTGCCTAGCATTTTCTACAACTAAAATAGATTTTTTTTCTTTATTGATCGCAATTAAAGCATGTATAACATGACCAGAGGAATAATCTGATCCATAGGCTAATACATTATCATTAAAACCACGTGCGGCGTCCCACCACATTAACTTATTATATTTCAATTCTTGATGAGAAATATCAATTATTTCTTTTGCTTTAAGGTAATCTCCTGTTTTAAAAAAGATACAAGAATACCCAGCATCTAAGTAATCTTTTAATTCTAGTTTTTTATTCAAATTAGCCCCGACCCAATAAAAAAACAGTTAGCCATCCCCAAAAAATAGTTCCAATAAAAACAAACCCACCAGTAAGCTTAAGCAAACAAAGAACAATTACTACTTTTATCATCAATCCGGCCCATGCAGTTAAATGAACTAAAGAAAATAACCATTGTCCGATAAATATAGCTCCTATAATACTTCCGATAAAAAAACATAATAGTACAACAATTGCTATTATTGTTTTTTTTATTTCTATCATCTTTTCCCCTTTTTTTCCCCGCGTCTTTAATTAAAAATAGGCCCGCTCCCTACTGATCTGAAGATTCTTAATAAGGAGCTGGTACGCCATACGATGTGGGGCCTTTTTGTTTATTAAACACTTTCCTTTTTATTGTGTATTTAGTATAAGTATACCATATATAAATCTTTTGTCAAGTCTTTAAATACAATTAGGATAAGTTATTGCTATGTTTGGTTTTCTAGCTAAAAAATCATTAAAAGAACCATATTCCACTAATATGCCATCTGCTTTTAAAAATTCTGAATTTGTTCCACGTATTAGTTCATGTTGTTTAACCTAATTGGAATAATTCTAGAATCACCAACATACACAACTAGTTGTATCCCACAATCTTTACATTTTCCAAAATAATTTCCAGATTCACTACCATAAACAAGATTTTTATCAAATATATGTAAATACTTATTTTTAGTCATTATTGTTTTTCTTAAGATAAGTTGCTATTAATAGAGCATCAGCCCTGCCGTCCAACTTACGACCTCGTTGCGTTTTAAATTCAATATTTGGATATAGCCTACTTGCAAGTTCAACTGATTGAGTTTTAGTATCTTTCTGCTTTTTTGCAGAATCAAACATGCTTTTCTGCCACATTCTAGGTGTTATAAACTCATAAGGAATTTTATAACAGGCCAAAATTGCTTGCCACGCATAAAAATTTCCCCCAAATGAAAAAGCACTTTTAGCAGATGATTTATAAAATGCGTTAACTTTTTCTATTAAAGCACATGTAGGTAACTTCATATTTTTAGCATTAGTCACAATATCTCGTACCAAAGCAATTCGATTGGCCAATAATTCGGAGCAATCATGCACTTCTTCACGAGCGTCATAAAATTTTGCTTCTGGATACAATATTGCTATTGCACCATCGGCTCCTGGGTCTATTCCTATATATATCATTTTAATTCCTTTAAGCATACTTCCCCAAACTCCCCCAACATCCGCGCCAAGTCGAGATCATATTGAGTAATTTTTATTACTTCATCTGCAAGATATCCTTCTAAATTTTTTGCTTTTTCGCTTGTTATAAATTCGTATGAAATTTCAATTTCCTTTTCATAATTTTTCCCTAATTATTTGTTTAATCTTTTTACACCATTTTTCATCATGCTCAAATAAAAAACGGATATAACCACTACTAACCATTAATAATACAGCAAATAGTTCATCCCCAGTAATTTTAGTTTTCATAGCCATTGGTACTATTTCTTCTTTTATTGCTCTTATTGTATCTTCTTCTAGTTGTTTATATTTTGTCTCATCTACAGTCTTTAAAAGCTTATCCCAATTAGTTATGGCCATCCTAAACATCCATCATATCCATAAATTAAAGTAACATCATTATCTAATTCACTTTTTGCAAATTCTTTTCCTTTCCTTCTACCGTCTATACATTCATGCCATTCTGGATAACCAACCGCATAAGTTAATATATTATTATTTCTAATGTCTTTACTATTATGTATTTGATCACATTCACGACATTTCATTCTCATAATTTTTCACACTCCCCCATCACTGGACACTTTTTTGCTCTCCAACACTTATATCCCTTAGATTCACAATCAGTACTTTTAGGTGGGATATTACTAGGATAGTTAGTAATCCCTGCTTTATATTGTCGTAATTTATCCTTAATATTCTTTACAACTTCTTTATTTGTTTTGACTAAAAATGCCTTAATAGGTATTGTTTCTTGAGTATGCTCTTTGGATATATAATATACATAACTATTCCATAGGTCTAACTTTATCGGTAGAGTTTTAAGATAAAAACATCCCATTATATATGTTAGCACTTGATATTCGTGTGCTATTAGCGGAGCCGCTAAAGTATAAAACTTATCTCTAGAGATTGTTTTAATTTCTCCTATTCTATAAACATCCCCCACCTTTTTAAACATATCTATGTGGAACGAAAAGTTATAAGGATTTGTAACAATACCACCATATTCGTGATATACCCAAGCTGTTGCATTTGCTGAACATTTAGGACACTTTATTTTTGGTAGGGGTCCAAAATCTTTAATAAATTCACAAGAGCCACATTTCCAAAATCCATACCTTTCATCTCCAAACAAATCTGGAAAATTCTGTGCCCAATAATGAACAGCGTTGCCTATGCCAAATGTTATTATATCTTTTATACTATAGTATACTTTTTGTTTCCGCTTCAAAATAGTACACAATACATGCATACGCATACAACTATCATAAATAGAAGATGCCCTTGGTTGCTTTATTTCACGTTCTTCTATTTTTGTAATGTTCGCAACACTAGAAGATGCTAATACAAACGGATCACTACTATCTTCTATTACTTTTTTATTTTTTAGTAATGAATCTGTAAATGCCATTATTTAATTACGCCCAAATCGTCTATATATTTATTAAATTTATTATACAATAACCAAGATACTACTAATAATTTTACATTTGGATATTGCTCTCTAAATAATCTCATTTTCTTTTTCTGGCCCACCATCCAGACACCCTTAACCTCTAAAAAACAATTATACTCAGGAAGATAAAAATCTGGGGTATACGTTAAACACTTACTAGAATCTGTACTTATTGAACCTAATCCTATTTTTGCATTAAGATAAAAACCATATTCCTCGTATTCCCAATTAATATTATTCATATTTAAAAATTGAGCAACTCTATTCTCATATTGTGATCGTTTTGAGAAATTAGAATACGCATTAAGTTTGTGTACACCTTTTACACTTTTAATATCAATTGAATTAAAATATTTTACTGCCCAACGTATTACACATTGTGGAGAACACACAAAATCATCTTGCATGTCTAAATACCTACATTGCTTAAAAGATATTTGTGTAAAATTAGAACACACTGCACACATTTTTTGTCTCATTTATTTTTTACCTTCTAACTTTTCTTTAAATTTTTGTATAATTATACCACCAACTTTTGTATGAATTGCAAAATCTTTCAAATATATCTTAAGTTCTTTCAAGGTAGAAAATTTAACATCTCCAAAATTTAATATTCTCCATTTTGACTTCTCTTTGTAAATAACCCCCACGGCTTGCCCGTATTTAAGTAGCACATCAATGTCATCAACATCGCCTTTATTCAAATTAAATATTGGTATATTCTCTTTTGCTAATAAAAATTCACATGAACCGGCTGCCGTAAACACCTTCGTATACTTCACAGTTATGGCATGTCTAGAAACTCTTTTCATCCCACGTTCTTCATCAATAAATTTTTTCTTGTCCGCCTCTTCCAATGCTTTATTTGTACAACGTAGCGCTAAAGAATATTCATGTATTGATGCGTACCCTCCAGATATACTTTCCTTGCTACCAAATTTTTTTTTCAAATCTGCACGCATTTGGTTAACATATACAATTGTACACGGATGTAATCTTTTCTTTTCTCTTATTAGCCTCTGCTTGAACTTTTTAACTACTCTTGTAATTAGCCCAGGGTCTTTTCCCATACTGGCATCAGAAAAGGAACCGTCCATTTCCGTTTCTCTTACCGCAGCCCCTAATGAATCTACGACCAATAATCCACAATCTTCAGCACATAAACTACTTTCAGCCACATCAAATGCTTCTTCAGCAGAATCACCATAAACAAGATAATAATCATTACTATCTACACCAATAAATTTCATCCATTCTAAATCTAAAGTTCCTTCTATATCTACAATAACGGGCTTAAGAATTAAAGTTTTTTTAGAACACAAACAAAAACTAAGTGGACTAAAACAACGCCAACATATGGATTTACACGTTTTTATTAATTTAATTGTTAGTGTTGTCTTTGCACCACTCTTTCCCCCCCATAAACAAGTACTGCCCCACAAAGGTATGCCGCCACCACACATTAAATCTACCGGAAAAACTCCAAAGGGTATTCGGGCAGGATTATAAATAATTTTACTTCCAGTCATTACAGTATTTTTTCCAAATTCCTTATTTTTAAGTTGCATTACATCATCAAGTGTTTTTACTTCTTTTTTTTCTTTTTTCTTTGCCACTATTTAGTATCTCCGATACCGAGTCTTTTTATTTCTGCATCTATTAACTCATCAGCTAAATCTCTAACCTGCGTATAAACTTCTTTTACTTCTTCTACATACGCTGGGGATGTTATCATAATATCTACTTTTACTTTTCCAAAATCAGCTTGTGTTCCAAATTTTACAGACACTTTTGATGTGGCAGTTACAAAAGGTCTTATTCTTATTTTTTTTACTTTTGTTTTAACTTTGTCTAATACTGTATTTGTTACAATAATAGTTGCTTCTTCACTAGTTAAATTTTTCATTCTTTCCCCCAACTTTTAAGAATTTCTTTTTTTACGTCTTGTAAAGTTTGTAATTTCTTGTGTTTAAATTCCCTAAATACTTTAACAAGCACATCGACCTGTTTTTGCGTATACAGTCTCCAGCCCCTGTTATCGTATATATTAGGTTCTGGTATAATCCCACGCTTATGGTAATTTCTAATTGTACAGGGAGCTTTTTTTAGCGATTCTGATAACTTGCCTATAGTATAATAAATATTACCATCTTTATCTGTACGGGATAATCTACCTGCCAAATTAACTTTTCGTCTTTCGTTATAATATTGCCTTGATTTTCTTTTAATAGATTCTCTATATCTACCATTATATGAATATTTTCTTTTTCTTCTTTGTGAAATTCTATCTTTATGCAATCCATACCATTCTTTATAGTTAAAAACCATTTTTAATCAACACACTCCTTTTTATTAGACACTTCGCATACCGCCATCTTTATTTGTTTCACATCATTTTTTAATTCTTGTAATGTATTAAAAAGATTTGTTTCTCTTTCTTTTGTATTATCCTCCCCAATATAGCCACAACCAGTATTATATTCAGCCGACATATTTCCACATTCTGGACACCATTCCATTATTTAAAATTTCCTCTCAAAAATTAAAGCTAATAAATAAAGTATAATATCTAATATAAAACATAGTGGAAAAATAAACATTATTCCAATTATAGCATAAACACAATAATCCAACTTAATATAATAGCGAATTCTGTTAAGTATGGTTGTAGTAAATTCAAAATATATTTTTTCTTTCACATCTTTTTTATCCTTATTTCTGCTTTTTTATACCATGTTTGTCTTGCTCTTGCCCAACCCAACGTCTCTTTGTAATAAGTATCTACAATATCCACCACTACAGGTTGTCGTTTATCTTCTAAAGCTCTCTCTATTCTACCTTGTGTTTGTTCGGCAGCACTTTGGGGAGTAGCATAGATTAGTCCAGACAAGTCGGGAATATTACTTCCAAGTCCAACCATACCGTATGTTCCAAAGATAACTTTGCAATTGTTTACAACTCTTTGCCTTTCTTCTTCAGTAACTTTTTTCTTCTGCGTAATTTTTCCTTTGTCGTTCAGAATACTTAATGTATTCACAAAATATCCACTATCAGAATTGGCTAATTTAATATTATATATTTTAGCTCTTTGATCCAATAATTTCTTTAACACTATTAGCTGCCAAGTTCTATCAGATAATACTAATACGCGCCTATTGTCAGATTTTATCATTTTAAGAAGATAATTTACAATAAGACTATTTCTTTCTGCATTATTTGCTAACTTTGATATAAGCATCCCACGCTTATTTAACTTTTTCATCCCTGTTGGTAAATATCCAGAAGACCTGTGATAATTATGTAACAGTACTATAGCTGGAAATCTCTTTGTAATATTTGCTGTTAGATAAACTTCTCCTATATGCTTTCTAAATACTACATCCATCCCATCAGGTCTTTGCAGTGTTGCAGACATTGCAATTCTTATTTTAGGTCTAAACATAGTAACTACTGGTGAAAAAGTAGCTGGAGGTACTGAACTGTGTGCCTCATCAAAAACAACAACGCCAAAATTATCTCTAAAATCTACACCAAATCTATCTACTGCTAACGAATGAACTAAACCAACTACTATTTTTTTACCTTGCCAATCAACTTTTGGGCCATTAATAATTCCAATATCTTTTAGTTTTAAATCAGTGTGTTCTAATAGTTTATCTTTCCATTGATTTACTAAATTAGATCGTGGAACAACTACAAGTGACCGTTTACCAATCTTTGCCAATATCGCCATCGCAATACAACTTTTTCCACTTCCCGTTTTTGCTTCAATAATAAATCCTGTTTTTCCTTCTCCATAACGCCACTGAAAAGCATCTACAATGTCTTTCTGCCCTTGCCAAAATGATGAAATAAATTTAAACTTAATACCATCACCAATTATTCGATTATCTATCACTTTTTTAGTAATATTATCATAATTCTGATAATGATGCAAAGGAACTCCAAATCTAATACCATCAGCACAAAAAAGTTGAACTTTTTTCTGCGTATCATACTTACTACAAACAGTAAGTTCTTTTTCTAAATTATCAAAATCTAAAATTTCTTCTATCGGAATATAAAGATAATTTTCTAATGTTATTTTAGAATATTTTTTACTTGGCATAATTAAAATTTATTTTTATATGCACATTGTGTAATCGAAATACTAACGGGTCCAAATGATATATCTATACCAGGATATCTCATAAAAAATAATTTATGAGATGTATCTAATATAATACCAAATCCCCAAATATACATATCTAATCTAACTACTACTGACCACTGCTCTGAAATAGCATATATAAATTTCTGATTTTTCCATCAGTATTTTATTTTTTTCATATCTAGCCCTTTTAATTTTATTCTAATAAATCCTCTATATCTACAATTTCTTCTTCTACAGCCCCCGCAGTACCTTGATTATCTTTATCTTCTCCAATACTATCTATACTAATATCTTGAGCACTCCCAATCGGAACTTCTCCGCCAACTATTTTACGTAATTCTTCCTGGGTACACGGTTTAAATATCTCCTCATAATTAAATGGAGTTAAAAATTCTTCAATATCTTTATCCGTATATGTTTTTCCTTGCTTATCCCATAATTTTTTAACAAAAGTTATTAAAGATTTTTTATTTAATCTTTTTTCAAAATTAAAATCCTCACCAACATTCGACTCAGTTTGACTACTACCTCGTGATAAATCATAATGACAAAACTGCAAATTATTGTCCCTTAAATTAATTTGCTTTAAAAGATGTTGACGTGCTCTCCCTTTCGCAACAAACAATTTCTTTTGATCTCTATATTCTGTGCCATCACCACCAATATATTTACGATGGTCTATAATTGTTGCAGCTATAGCATATGATGCCATATCCCCACTCTCATCAATAGGACACACATCAAAATCAGCCAAACAGGTAAAAAAATTTCCAAATTTTCCACCTATTTTTAAATTATGCTCCGAAAAAAAGAAATTCGGGCTATCTAAATATGTAACCTTTGCTGATGTATCATTTTTTAACCAAAATCTAAAACCCTTTCCTCTATTTTTAGCTCTTAGTTTTGCTTCTGTATCTTTTTTTTCAGATTCTTTTTTTCCTTCAGCTCCTACTTTAAACCACGATGTTCCCATAAAATTCTTCTCCTTTTTAAAGATTTATATTTACTACTGATGTTTTTCTAGTACAGCAGCCCTTGCATTTCTCCTATTATCTACATAATAGCATAGATAATATTTTTTGTCAATATGTTATTTTATTCTTTAATACTTTTATTAAATCTTCTTTACAAATAAGGTCTGCCCCATCCTTGCAAGGCTCTGCATTTTTCTTATCTACAATACCCCAATCTAGGTCAGATACTACAATATCCTCTCCAATATATTTTAAAACTCTTTTTCTTGCTTTCTGCCCCGCCAAATCCATATCAAACCCAAGAACTATAGAATCGGCACATACAGCTCTTACCTGCTCACTAGTTATCATAGACGTACCAGAAGCAACCACATTGTACAAACCAAGAGACATGAGTCTCATTGCATCAATGGGAGCCTCTACAATCACTACAGGTTTAGAAAAGTCAACTAACTCCATTCCAAAAAATACACCAACTTCTCGTATTGTTGGAAAAATAATATCAGAAAATTCCTTAACCGAAGTTGATACAGTCCATATTTTTTTATTGATTATCGTCCGTACCCGTAAAACATAAATCTCCCCCAAAATGTTAGTAAATGGAAATATAAGCGTATTATTTACGCCATCACGCCTTACTTTACACTTTTCCCAAATGTCAGAAGATACTCCTCTTTTTTTAAGATATTTTGTGCAAACGTTTACATTATCATATAAAAGCTGGTATTTAGAAAGTACTTTTTGTGGAAGCGGGTCTATTTTTCTTTGCTCAAATGTATCCCAAATATCACAATATTCAGTCAATTCAGCATTTATATCAGAGTCGTGTAATTCATATTGAGTATATATCTTTGCTGCTTTATGTGGATATTCGCCGGACATTAACCATATATTGTGAAGCAAGCTAATAAGTCTTTTTGCTTTTTCAGAACACCCAAAACAGTTGTAAAAAGAATGTCCCTCTTCGTTTATTGAGACAAAAAAGCTTGGACGTGTATCTATACCATCATGATGGGTGTGAAAAGCAAGCGGACAAACAAGACTCAACCACTCACCTCTAGTAGCTTTCGATTTTCTTATTTTACTCGTATCAACATCAAGGGCGTTTAAAAATAAATATATTCCTTCTTCAGTCATTTATTCTCTCTCATCAGTAAATTCAATAAATTCAAGTCTTTGTTTATCGCATAATTTTAACCCCACAGAAGGCGATTTATATGGGGGGTTATAAACACTATAAGAAACAATATCGTAAGGCTCCCCAAATAATTGACATTCATCACAACAAGAATACTGCGGATATTTAATACACTCTTGTTTTTTATATTTAGAACCTCTTTTTATTGCTAATTTTCCTTCTTTTGTTATTTTTCCATCCATTTTAAACCCCCCATTATCTTATTTTTATTAATTCATTATTTTTTGGTGGAGACCAGCCTAATTTAATTAAATCACAATTTTCAGAAAAAGCTTTCCAATTATTTAAAAAATCAGATAAAATATAATTAACAGCATAATTAAAAATACATTGTGGTATTCCATAATTGTTTATTGTGAGATAAGGGCATTCCTGTTTATCACTTCTGCATACTTTTATTTTCATAAATTATTACCTTTCGTCCTTAAAATTTGTAAAGTATAATATTTTACCTCCGCACAATTCTAATTTAGCATAATGCGCCGGTAATGATGGCCACATGCGCTCTTGTACAAGAGTAAAAGTCGGCTCACCGAATAATGGACAACTATCACCACACGCAGTATAGTCTAAATCTGCTTTATGTTTGCATTCTTGCTGCCTATATCCTAAACCTCTTTTTATATATAACTCTCCATTATTATTTATTTTCCCCTCCATTATTTACCCCCTTTTTAATTATTTATTAATAATTCATTCCCCGACAATACCTCTGCTTGTTCAAATTTCATTCTTTGCATATCAAAAAGCATTTTTATTTTTCCTTTCTCACCCTCACGTCCCTTTAATATTTCAAGTATTTTATATTGTCTTGCAGCAAATGTTTTACGCTCCTCAAGAAAATCGCTATCAGCTATACCAAGTACAATTGATCCTAACTGCCCAACTACGTCAGACCATCCTATATTTCCAAGACCTCCAGTAGACTTTTTACCAACTTTTCGATCAAATTGATATGTTTCTATGACTGGAATTAAAAAAGTTGTGGCAATGGCCTTAAGCGTTTCTGCTGTATACGCTATTCTTTCAACTTTTGAAGTTATTTTTAAATTAGAACGTAAAAGGTATGCTCCGTCTACATACAAAACATCTGGTTGTATATCCTGTACTCTAGAAATTAAATCCTCAACGGTTGTATGAAGCGATCCTTGCAATAAATAAAAATTATTTTTATTGGCCTTAAATCTCTTCACACTACTTAACATTTCTTTTCGGCCCCAATGTCCCAATTTTCCTAATCTCATTCTCATTGCCGGTACACTTGCATCAACAGCAATTATTCTTCTTACATTTTGAAAAGCCGACATTTCAAGCGTAACATATAAAATTGTCTTAGCTTTTCTAAAAGCACTTAACGCCATCGTGAGCATTAACATAGTTTTTCCTAATTCCGGTCTGGCACATATTGCAATTGTGTCTCCTGGTTGTGCCCCATCAGAAATTGTATCTAAATAAGGAATACCAAATGGGATGCCAAACATTTCAGGTGATTTTTGTCGCCTATCATGCGCTTCTACAACTTGGGGTGCTATATCCGCAATTGTATATACTTTTTCTATCAGATTAAATGAACTAATATCTGTATGTAATGTTCTTATCCAATTTTCACAATTATTATTAAAATCTGAAGTGGCCTTTGTTTTTACTATTCTATTTGCGCAATTTACAATTTGTCTTCTTATATAACCCTTCTTCACACAATCAATCCAATAATCAACAGAATTATTAGGGACAGTAGGAAAAGATACTCCGGTTTCGAGCACTACTGTAGCAAGCGGAGGAACGTCTCCGTATTCTCTGTGATATTTAACCAAAAAATTATATACCTTCTTCTCTTCTTGGTTAAATACTCTTTCAGATATACCATGATCTTGTAAAGTACTTATCTTATATTTATCTTTTATTATTTTTTGAAATAACCCCAATCCAGCACTCAAGTTACCAACACTCCTCTTCATTTACATTTTTATATTTCTTCCACTTCATTGAAGTCATTGTTGGAAAAAAGAACCAAAATACTTTCTGAAAACTAGATGGCTTAAATTTATTATATCTTTTCCATTCTTCTTTCATTAATTCTATATCCATTTAAACTTGTTCCTCCTCAAAAATTCTTTATCTACAGCAAACATAGCTTTTTTAAAATTTTTAAAAGTTTTAAAACTACTTTTAATTAAACCAACAATAACTTTTATTAATTTCATTATTCACCCTTCGTGCAAACGTTTACAAATTTTTCAAATTAAAATTTCTCCTATTTTATCCCAAGAATTATTAACTTCAATAGGGATGTCAATTGGTGTTATTTTTTCTTTGATAATTGCTGTAGTTCCTTCACCAAATAGTGTTGAAATACTTATTCCTAAAGTACGCATAAGCGTACTTGGAGCGCGCTCGCCGTTATACAAATGTGTAAATACTGTCGTACATTTTCGTTTTGCTCTTGTACTTATGAGATCAAAAAATACTCCTGAGTATTTACTTACATTTGGGCCAGATTGGGCTACATTGGACCAATACAACAATGTTGATAACTTCATAGTGTTTAATACGCTATCGTCAAAGGAACTTTCATACAATGCTTTATATACCTCATTTGTAGTTACATTCATACAAGAATACATAGAATTTAAAGAATATGTAATCGGGATAAGATTGCTAAGTTGTGCAAGTAAATTATAATTATTACTTAATAATATAAGCCACTCGTCGTTAAGAAGCTTGCCAACTATTTTATTTATTATTTTAACAACTAAATCACTTGGTTTTTGGGGAGGAAGTAAGTATCCAAATTTTTTTAAATTATAATAAATACTATTTAAATCTTCTTTGGCCCACCCAAAATCTTTGTTGTCGTCCCAAGAATGTATTAATTTATTCATTTAATTTTTCCACCCAGCAATATTAATCAAACAAAACTTATCTTTTTCTTTAAATTGATTAGTCTCATATATTATACTATTTAATTTACTTGTATAGCATCTTATTTTGCTATTCATCCAAGGTTCTTGTGAGTATTTATATTTATAACATTTGTCACCATATACATGACGTGCTCCATAATGTGCAAATCCGCATTTAGGACAAGAATCATGATCTTTAAAAATCCATTCACAAGAAGCACATACTCTTAATCTTGCATGTCTCTGATCCATATTAATCCTTAAAGTTTATGTATTTTTCTTAGAGGTTTATTAGATTCTTCTTCAAATTCTTTTCCGTGTTCATCCAGCCACGGGTCTATATATTTTTGATATAAATAATAAGTTTTAAAGCTTACAGCACCCCCAATTGCTAATTTTGTTCCCGTCTCGTCCTGTAAACTTACCAAAGCGCGCCAACAAATACACAATTGCTTTAATCTTGCTTTAATGTCGACATCTTTACTTTTACAATCTGTAATCCAATTTCGTATTTGTCCACGTAATATTGCTGTGTGGCGATCAAATAATAAAATATCGCTTTCCTTGCTGTATATTTGTAAAAATTGAAATACGATAGCCGGAGTATACTTATTTGGGAGCCGGGCATCAAGCCTTTTGTGCTTTCTTTTTAAAGCGTTTTTATTTTTGTTCTTGCCTCTTTCAATTGCTTCCTCTAATTTCATAATATTTTCCTCCGTGCGGATGATTTCGCCAAAATCTATTTTAAGGCCCCTAGATTGCTCTACAATCAATTCTAGGGTAGCAGGTATCCAGCCATAGAAAGAAAGTAGAACCTGAGACAAGCCAGGCATGTTTAAAACGTATTCTGATTGGTTTTTACCCCTGTAAATTACATTTTTGTCTTGAAGCCTACTCATTGCCTTATATAAATTACGCCTACTACAATTTACTCCAAAGAAACGATTAGCAAGATCACCACTCCACAGTAGACGAAGATTAATTACTAAAGAAATAGAATTTGTTAAAAAAATTTTACTGAGCACATATTGATAAATTGTAAATTCAACTCCAGAAATATTTAAAAACGGAGCAAGATTTAAAAAGACTAAAAACAAATCTTGTTTAGTAGTTATTTTTTCTGAAAAAATTTGAGACATTTTAAGTGTCATTTTTTTTGCTTCCCTTTTAATAATTTATATATACTATTAATACTTATATTAGTTATATATATATATATGTATTAAAGTATCAATTTTTCTATTTTTCAACTTTCCCATTTTTCAACAGGTTAAAGACCATCAAATTGTCTTGTAGGACATACTTTGGGGCAAGTTTTTAACTTTTCTTGACTTTTCCTGCCTCAAAGTATGTCCCGGGGGACAATTTGTATAACGGTAAAATTCTTTGTCAAGCACCACCGTATTTTCTTTGTAAAGTATCACCGTATTTTCTTTGTAAAGTATCACCGTATTTTCTTTGTAAAGTATCACCGTATTTTCTTTGTCAACTTAAGAAAAATTTGTAAATGTTTATACGAAATTATCCCAATATTTTTTTAATTTTTGTCATTAATGTCGAAATTTGGATAATAGCACTACCAAAGTGGTTTGACTGTTGAGCAATTTTATTATATAAGCTGTCTATATCATCGCATTTCCCATGTTTGGCACCATAAGAACATATATTACAAAACAAGCCATAAAAAATACACCAAGGACAAATTTTAGCATCAGAACAGTCACTAAAATCAGTAACGTCTAAAGCTTTTTTCATTGTTTCAACAATTCTAAGACATTCTCTCGCCGACCAATTTTCAATCTCTTTTTGATCTTCCGGTGTAAAATAATTGTCAATATCTATATGTTTTTTAATAAGTTTTGCTTTAATTTGACAAATTTTAATTAATTTTTGTTTGCTTGTCATTTTTTTACGCCTCCTTAATATCCTTTGGGAAATATTTTAAGATAACTTCTACTTTTTGTTTTATAAATTTCACAGTGTTTTCCTTTTTTGTAAGCGTTTGCAAATTTTAGTCTAAATAAAAGTAGCGGGGAGCATAATAATTAATTTCATACTCAAGTCCTTTCTCTTTATCATATATAAAGCCCTTAGCTTGATGATTGTGTCCTATATAACCCTTATCATAATGCCACCCATCTGTGCCCGCAATGGAAGGCATTATTTGTACTGTGATGCCAATTTCGTCCTTTAGAGTGTTAAATATAGTAGCCTCATTATGATGTTCATGTCCTATATGACTGTACCTAAATTCTGTCTCTGCCCACATTTGTTTCTCTTCTTGGGCCATTAATTGTGGTAATTTATCCCATTTTATTTTTCCTTTGTTAGTGTAGCCATGTAAAAATTGAAGCATATTTTTACCCCATTGATAGTATTTTCTAGATTTGGGGGTATTATCTACAAATACATCCGCGCAATTAAGAAATAAAGCTTTGACTGCTTCGCCAGCATAGTATGTTCTTTCTTCGTCGTGATTTCCTAAAACGAATACAACACTTACGGGCGTGTGTTGTTGGCAAATATCAATCACTTCTTTTAAGGTAGCAACAACAAAGCTAAATGACCGTTTCCATCGAACGTCAGTATCTTGTGGAGTACCTTCGGTAGTAGTACCACGCTTTCCCTCAGAATTAAATAAATCATTTCCAAGGATTAGTAAAATTTTACTAAAACCAATTTTACGTGCTTTATATATAATTTCTTGAACGGCGTCAATAAATACTATTTTAGCAATTTTTATGTCATAATTATCACCACTTTCTTTCCCCCAAGCAAGTTTATCAAAATGAGGGTCTGCCATATTAATTTCTAATATTCTATCTTTTGCGTCTTCAGAGATATTGTAATCAACAGAAGAAAGAAGGGGGGCATTATTTTTAGCCCATGTATTGAATTCTTCTTGTATTGTTTTAAATTCAAAAACACCTTTATTTCTAGCCAACCATAATTTAGTTTGAAAGAAGTTAGCCCAGGTATTAATTACTTTTTTAGTTACTGTCCATATGGTTGGGTCAATTTTAAATAAATCAAACATTTCTTCTTCAGTATATGGTCTACTTACATTAGTACCTTCGGCAATCGCCTCCATAAGATCAGTTCTAGTGTAAGTAAGTTTATTCTTTTTTTCTGGCCGGGGTGGCGAATCAGTAATAGAGTTATGTGTACGAAATTTTCCCCTAATAGAATTCCTTGATCTATTTAATATTTTTCCTATTTGTGTATAAGTTTTTCCTTCTGTTTTTAACCCTATTAATTTTTTTATCTCTTCTGATGTCCATTCTTTACTCATTTTAAATCTCCTTTATTTTACTCGTTTTAAATTGATTTGTTTTATACACATATTTTATACGATTGTTAAAATAATCGTATATAAAGACATAATATAAAACACTATTATGAATATTATTATTTTTATTATAATTTTTTTATACGAATACATCTAAGAGCCTCCTCATTATTTTCTATTTGTATCATACTCTCCAAAATATTATCTGGTATTTTTGGCTCATTAAGAAGATAATATTTTGATATTTCATCCCCCAACGTTTGATATGCCTCAGTTTTTGAAAGTAGTCTACCATTAGCTGTAAATAGGCCCGTAGTTGCCCCAGAAAAAGAAGTAATTGTAGTCAGGGGGGACGTGCTATTAAATTTAAATACAAAAGTTTTTCTCAAATGCTGACATCCAAAGCCTTTACGAACGGCAATAATTTTTATAGTTGGGATGTTGGTGGAATAGTTATTTTCAATTTCTTCTTGATGGGTGAGATTAAGTGATAATGCACAATATAAAGACAACTCTTTGCCATTATTTAATATAAAGAACATGTAAAATTTTTCTAATTGATGTTCGGCAATTTTTGTAGTACCACCTTTAAATTTAAATATCATTTATTTTTTCTCCACAAACAGTTAGTGATCATAAGTACTTTTTTCATGTTTGTTATCTCCGTGCAAACGTTTGCAAATTTTTAATGTGGTTTAACACATATTTTTTATGTGGTTTAACACATAAATTTAATAGTATATTCTTCAATATTTGTTTCATAATCTCCAGCTACGATTTTTTTCATGTTTATTATCTCCGTGGGGGGCGGGTTAAGATTATTACCACACTAAAAGCTACAAATATAAGTAATCCAATTAATAAATTTAATTCCATTTTATTTCCCCTTTTTATTATAATAATATACCATATAAAACTTTTGTCAAGTTTAAAGTAAAAAAAAAGCTTGCCTATATTAAATATTGCTTTAAAGTAGGCAAGCTTTGGATTGAGACAATATTGAACTCGAAAACCCATAATGTTTATAGATTTTATCTGCCTTTATTATTTTAAGGACTTTTTAATTCTTCTTCAAGCGTCTCAATATAGGATGTAGGTTTTGGCATATCTTTTGGCAATGGCGGCACTTCTTCATAGTGTCCAGCAATAACGCCAGTAGTGCCTACTTCAGATATTGGTGTCAATTCTGCTGTTTCATTTCTTGGTTTCATAGTTTCCCCCTTTTTTCTTTTTTTCCACTGAGAATAACATATAGCAGTTCTCTGCTCATTAGTATACCTATCACCTTCCCCCGCCAATGCGGAAACACAACGAGCTATAAACTTACCCTGAGGTTCCTGTTTTTTAGGTACTGGAATTGCCACAGTTTTAATTTCTCCCTTCACAACTTGTAGTTCTAAATTTTAATTCGTCAATAAGTTTAATAGTTGATATTTGTTCAACATCTGTTTTTGGGCATATTAGTAGCTCATCTATAACCTCCGCAATAGCTACTTGTAAATCACGATCTATATTCATGTGTTTTGTTTTTGGGGTGCACCATGCCTTTGCTGCGTGTTTTAATGCTCCTATACTTGCCATAATTTATTTACTCCTTAAAACTTTTTTCTCTGTCTGTTAATTGGATTTAAATACTTCGCCCGCAATAAATTTAAATATTTCTAAATTAGTTGTATATATTGCATAAGCTTCTGCAAAAAATTCACTAGCACTTTTGCAAGAATACTGTGTTATTTTCTGTTTATTTGGAATATTTTTTATACGTTCTCGCCATTTTTCTTTGTGTCGATTAAGATTATGATGATCAACTAAGTGTCCAAATTCGTGATTTAATGTAAATAACACATTATTAATATTGTCTAAATTTATAAAGATTGCATTATCAGCATGAAAAAATATTCCCCCATCTTTAATAAAATTAGTAGCTTTTATTATTTTTGCGGGGGTTCGTTTAAGTATCCTACGTACATTGTCATAATGAATAGCATATTTGTAAAATACTACTATTGCCGGATGCTTTGCTAAAGCATGCTTAATTAAATTGTTTTTAACATTTTGTGGTAGGGACATGTATGCCACTAGCACAATTTTATGTAAGTCCTTGCTTTGACTTTTTTTTAATCTATAAAAAATTATTTTAATTGGTAACATTTATTGCTTATATTTTTATATTATTTCGCATATTAATATGTGTTTGATTTTCTATAACTTTTACTAATTCTTCTATTTTTTCTTTTAATTTCTTATTTTCCGCTTCTAGTACATTATAAGAATGTAATTTTTCATAAGCAACTTCTATACTTCTATGTAAGTTTACAATTTCTTGTTTTAATTTATTATTTTTTTCTAATAATTGACTATAATCATAAAAATCAGTTGCGCGTCCTATTTTAGTTTCCATTATATCTCCCTTATAATTACAGGCAAACTCTTTTCACAATCATTGACAACACTATGTAGTGCAGCCTCGGTTAGACCATCTATAGTATCTAAATCATAAAATATATAAGCCACACTTTGCTTGTCTAGTTCTTCTTTTTTTTCAATACAAGCCCTACAAGTTTTTTTTCCGAATATGAGTAGCATTCATTTCTCCAGTATGTTTTTCAATTGTGTTGGCCTTAACTTTACAAATTTTAATTAATTTTTGTTTGTTTGTCATTTTGCTTTCTCTCTTTAATGATAGCATACACAAGTACCATATAATTTATTACGTCTATTACAGAGTCTTCTACAGATTCATTAGCTACCTTTAAAGACCTTTTCTTAACAAATGTTTCTATTCTACCTAATTTGTCATCTACTCTTAAAAGTAAACCAATTTCTGCTGGAATTCCCCTATGTTCACTTTTTCTAAAATTTTTAAAAATATCTGGATCATTTCCAGTATAGTCGTAATTTTTTTGTCTAATAATTTCTCTACTTTTTTCACACAATGTTCTATGTAAAGCAACAAGAAAATCCATAGTCATGAAATTATCTTCTTTACTATTAGAAGCGCTAACAGATGTATAATCACCTTCACTATTTAACGTTTCTTTTACTAATTTTTTATATACAGACATTTTGTTTATTATCTCCTTATTATCTGGGTCACAATCTATTTTAGTATCAGACATATCTATTTCTCCTTTTTATCTAGTTCACTTATCTTTTTTTGAAGAGTTAATAAATTCTCAAATAATTTTTTTTCTTTTTCGTTAAGTTTTAAGACATTGGTCGGGCCGCCTATACTTTTGCCAGAAGGGTTTAAGCTTGATAAATTAATTGAACGCATTTTTTTAATATTTTCTTTTGCGGTCTCAATTTCTTTAGGAGTACCGCCCGGAACAGTATCTTTTATTAGAACTTCACTATTGTCTATCTCTTTTATAATGGCATCTAATTCCCCCAACTGTCCTGATTCAAGAAGTTTTAATACAATTGGAACTGGATAATCTGCCCATGTTTCAGAAAATTTAGACATCTGCAAACCAAAAGCTTCATTCGCCATCTCTACTGCGTGATTGACGGTAAATGCGCCAGCTTTACTAAATGTTTCAACGCCCTTACTCATCTCATCTGCTCCAACAATTTTTGGTCCTTTTGTTTTATATTCCCACAAGTCTACACCTAATTCTTTTTTTATTATTTGCATATTGACAAATTCATCTATATCCTTACGTTCCGGAATAAAAATTTGTTCTTCCGCTACCAGTCTTGCAGCTTTTGCTGTTGCATGGGTAAACGATTCTGATTTTCCCATATAAAGATCGGGAATTCTGTAAGTATGCCTTATGGTCTGTTCTGTCTCTGTGAGATATTTTGAAAACATTTGATCATCTTTTCTATATTCGGTGAGATTTTTTAATTCTATTTTAGCAGTACCTTTTTCTTCTAGTCCCATAGCTTCTAAATTACTTTCAAGAAGTATTATTTTATTCCATTGTGGTGCCCCTCGCATTCCTTGTACCAATGCTTCTAATTCCTCTACAGACTCGTCTGTAAGTGTTCCTCCTGATACCATAATTGCCATTGGGGGGATACCTTGATTATCGAATAAATCATGATTAACATATTGAGCTTTTCGTCTACCCATTATATCTAGTACTGCTCCCAACCATCTTGGAAGACCGTAAGCGCCACCGCCAAAATTATTTTTAAAATGTATAATTTCTGATGCCTCAATTTTTGGTTTTTTTGCGTCTTCAAGTATAGTCCCATTTACGTCTGTAACATACATTCCTGTTTCAGCATCTAAAACACGAGCATCACCAAAAGATTTAAACCATCTGGCTTTTTCCCCAGTAGATTTTACTTGTACAAATCTTCTAAAATATTTATCCAAATAAAGATCAATAAGCTTTCCATTTCGCATAATTTGTATTTTTACTCTAGTTGGCTTATTATCTACTTTAGCAAGACGCATAGTTCTAAAAGGAATTTGATATGTTAATTGTATTTCTTTTTTTAGATTTCTAATTACTTCAAAACCACCGTTTCCCAATGCTTCGTAATCTTGTCGCATTTCTTTTCTAAGTTTTGTCCAAGACTGTACTTCGTTACCATAATCAAAAAAATTAGATGTCTTAATATACTGTGCTTGTGCCTGTTGTGAACTACGTTGGTTTTTATCGTCCCCCAAAAAATGTAACTGATATCCAAACCCGTCTACATTTTGTTGCATTGTGTCTATACATTCTTGCAAAACGTCTGATTCCGCATAAACATTATAGAGACTAGAAAAAGAATATGGAGGAACTAATAATTCCATTGTTCTATAAATTTCTGTAGTAAATGGGTCATCCGCCGCATCTGGTATCTGTCTTTTAGCCAATACATTAAAATCATTTTTAAAAGTGTCGTTATGTGTTTGCACTGCTTTTCTAACTCTTTGTCGTAAATATTTTTGATGCTCTACTTTCGTTATTTTTGTTCTTGCTTTTTTTAGTACTTTTGACATTTTTAGTCTCCTAAATTCATTTCTGTTAAATCACCTAAACTATAACCCCATTTTACTTCTGCTTTTAACGGCACTTTTAATTTAACGCCAAAATTTCTATATAATGGGGGATGTTCCATCTCATGTTTAATCATTCTTGCATAATCTTCAACCTTACTATTATCTTTTACTTCAAAAATTAATTCATCGTGTATAAATAAATTATTTCTAAATTCTACCGGGTCTAAATCCATTTTATTTATTTCCTTGGCTGCTAATAATACTGTATCTGAAGCAGGGGAGGATATTGGAAAATTTATTGCTTGGCGTTCTGCATAACCTCTAATATATTGATTGGGAGAATTAATATCAAAAAGTCTTCTACGTCTCCCTAGTGGGCTTTCTATATATCCATGAAGTTTACAAGATTCTATAGCATTATTATGATAGTTTAAAATTCTTTTATATAACACATTAAAAAATATATGAATCCATGCTGCTGCTTCAGAATATGTCAAATTAATACCATATTCTATTTTATTATACGTTATAAAACCTTTTGTACTCATACCATATATAAGTCCAAAATTTACTGATTTTGCGCTTCTTCTAAAAGATTTTTTTTCTATCCTAGAAAGATTGGTCCAAGTTTTTCCGACCCTTTCTACTAATAATTTTGCTGTATTTGTGTGTATGTCTTCGCCTGAATTAAAAACACGTATCATTTCTGGATCATTTGCTACGTCTGCTATCCAACGTAATTCATTTTGCGATTCGTCGGCAGCAAGAAATAAGTACCCTTTTGGTGCCGTCAATAATCGTCTTATTGGTTTTGCTAAGTTTGATCTTACTGGTATGTTTTGAAGATTGGGATTAGAGCTTGAGGTTCTACCGTTCCTAGCAGTTGCTAATGTAATCCTAGAATGTACCCTATCATCACTTTTTATACGTTTCTCAAATCCAGTAAGATATCTTGTAACTATGGTGTTACATTTTGACCACTCTTCATATTGAGTTATAAAGGTACGTGCAGTTTCTGATATTTTTTTATCTAATAATTTTTGTCTGGTTTCAAAAGCCACACTATTGCCAGTTTTAGTTTTTTTTATTGGTTTTAATCCAAAACCATCTTTACCAAATAAAATATCTTGCAGAAACAAATCTCTAGTTAACTTTAACCCCTTTTCTAAGTGTTTTTCTTTCATTTTTTTTGTGACACATTTTAAAGCCTTTCTTTCGGCTTCTTTTCGCATTTTGTCTATTTCTTTTTTTGTTTCGGGTAACTGTTCTTTATTAATACAAACACCAATATTTTCCATCTTGGCTAAAATATTACATACCGGAATTGTGAATTTATTAGCATACCTTAAAAGCTTTTTATTTTTCATTAATTTATTTTTAATGGTTAAACCAACTTGCCTCGTTACGTCAGCATCCATACAAGCGTAATTTGTAAATCCAATCCGATCTAACTTATCTACAAGCAGCATATCGCCTTTGTCATGCGTAGAATTAAAGGCATTTTTATAATTAACTCGAACATCAGTAAAGCCTATTTGAAGATCAGCCAAACTAGAATTACAATAAAGATTCTCGTCTATAAGATTAGCCAATGCTTGAATATCTATCATAGAGTTTATATTATTACAACCAATACTTTTAAATGCATGAAAATCATATGAAGTCATTACAAACTTTCTAATATTTTTTTCTATTAGAATTGTATTTAATAATGCCAGCTTTTCATTAAAATTAGGACATTTTTTAATATACACATCTGTCAATACTTTTTTCTTTTTCTCTCCCTCAGGCCGCATCCATTGTATTTTTTTATCATAATCATTTTTGTCACTCTCTTCCCATAATCGTATCTGCCAGCCAAGTCCCGTACCATCACTTACAGAATAAGAAATAAAAACATAATTAGGATTATAAATATCAGCACCCTGTGTCTCACTATCAATACCGATAATTTTGCCCAAATGAAACCAATCATTTACAATACCACTAAAAATACCTATATTTTTCGATATTGTATCTATGTCTATATAATTAACATCCTCTTTTAAAGTAGCTGGTTTATAATCGTTGGCAATAAAATCTTTAACCATTTTTAGATCATTTATAATTCTTGGTTTAAATCTATAATTTTGGGGGGATGTATGATACGTTGCAAATAACCAACAATTAAATTCGTCAGACCATGAGAAAGCTCCCCTATTTTTTGTTATCCCCCCTTTTTTTGTTATTTGCCTTAAAGCAATATCACCAAAAAGTACAATTAATTTTGGTTTAAGTGTCTTAACAACAAATTCAATCTTGGGTCTACAATAATAAAGAATCTTTAAAATTTGTGATATCGTTAATTGCTTTTTATTTATCCCACAACGGGCTGCATTTAATTTAAGAAAGTCAGACCAATTAAGTCCTGCTGCCTCACAATATTCCTGTGCCAATTTTCCAGAATCACCAACAAGAGTTGCACCAACTGCTTCTTCTATCTGCCCAGGACTCTCGGCAATAAATAAAACTTTTGGGTTTCGATTGCCGGAGTAAGGAACTTCTATCCCTTTTTTAAATAATAAACAATTAGTCTTTTTACATTTTTTAACCATTTATACCCAATCTATTATTAATAAGAACGCATCAATGCCTGTCATTTTAAACATAAACTCATTAAATCCTGCTTTTGACGATAATACAGCTACCTTGCCGTTTAAGTACCCAAACTGTTCCGCAATTAGTATACAACCCTGTGTATCTTCTTCTGTATTCCCTTTATGAAATAATATGTGCGATCTACCTTCTACCCCCATC